GCCACCAACAACCTCGCCACCGTTTGCGTCGTAGGTTACAGCGTCACCGGACGCATACCCGTGGCTGCTGATCGTTATCTGGTTGCTGTCTACGCTGCTGGCTGAATTAAAACTTTTAGATATGTTGCCGCCAATAACATGCTCATGCCATGCGACAACCTCCTGATCCCGCAAGTATGTAAGACCAGCCAGACGCCCATCGTCTCGTACAGCCCACACAATGCTGTCCGGTTCCTGTTGAAACGACATTTCAACGAGGCCTTCGCCGGTCACATTCTCTGCAAGGATAGTAAGATCCGGCGACACAAAACTGTCTGTTGCTAGATCGAAAGACAACTCCCGCAGTTTGCGCTGGTGAAATTGTATAAAGAGTACGCGGCTGTCTATTCTAATTGGTCTTGTAGTATGGCAACCCCGTGTGCCTTGTCTAACAACACGAACGTTAGAAGGCGTGACACCTTCCTGTTGCGTCGATGACGTTAGCGTAAATTCACCACCAGCAGTGCCCACGGCCATCACAGCACCGGCAGTGAGCCAGCGAATACTGTTAACCTCATCCGTTGCAATCGTGTTGACAATGGCGCCCGTGTCTAACGCACTTGGGGCAAAGTTTTCAAACTCACCGGAACGAGAACCAAAGATAGTTTGAGGCTGTTCGGTTGTCCCGCCAAAAAATAGACGTTGCTCGAAGAACGCTACAGCAGACGGGTAGCCAGTTGTGCCAGAGAACGCACCCAACCGCCAATCGGTTTCAGCAGACGTACCGCCAAAGTTTTTGTTTACGTCAGCGTCAACGTTAGTCGTGCTGTTAATATCTGTGATCGTTGCGTTGCCGTAAACAACGCCGCCGTCGTCTAGGTACTTCCATGTAACGCTGTTATCAACAATGTTTTCACCTTCGCCACTTGGCCCACCAGAACCGGCTGACGTTCCCGCTTTAACACATTCATATACATTGCCGCTGTTGCGCCGCACGTCTCCCACGGAAAACGATGTGGACGCTGCCCATGCTGTTGCTTGGTGGCCAATGCGGATCAGTCTGCCAACATCTGTTGATAGAAAGCCGCTGCCCCCGTTAATGCCAGTGACTGCACTCGCGGCAATGGTAATGCCGGTGCCTGAAACTGCACTAGGAGTAAGTGTTGTCGTCGTAACGTTATCTTCTAAATATGGCCCGTCCTCGAACGTGACCTCTGACAATGTAAAATTCGTATGACCCGTGCGGCTTAATTTACGCGGAGCATATGACGGATGTGCGATATACATCACGTCGGCTGTTTGGGCATACTGCAACTCGAACAATTTGGCCGTTTCAAACGGCGTCGCTATCTCGTAAACGCGGGCGGCTGTTCCTGCGCTGCCATATGTTGTGAAGCTGGATGTGTTGACGTTGGTGCCGTCTATATCTGTTAGCTCAAATGTATTGGTGCCTTTGTTGGCTACCTTAAAGTATTTTCCGTTCACTTCCGTCATGCCCACAACTGAACTTATGAACACAACATCGTCGTCGCTGAAGCCGTGGCTAGTGGCTGTGACCACACCAGGGTTAGCTTTCGTAATCCCGCTTATTGTTTTGTTGGCTTCTAAGATAGAGCCTTGGTCTTTAAAAAACCGAAAGTATTGGTTGCCCGCTTCTAGGCAATAGGCTTGTTCTGTGTTGAACCGAAACGGTATCAACCGCGATTTTGCGCTGCTGGTTTTTGTTTCATTGATAAACTTCGTACCTGGGCGCCGTGATATGCCGCCGTGTGGCAACACAACAAGGTTAGTTAGTTCCTCTGCACCATTGGCGTATTTGTTTAAATCAACACGGCCAAACAGGCGAGGGGATAGCTGCCCTGCTGTAAAGTTTGTTTGTATCGCTGTTACGCGCGACATTAAGTACGGCTCTCCAGCCAATCAAGTTCGGTTGCCGGTTGCGCCTCTTGTGCGTCAACGCGGCGTGCTTCTGCTAACTTGGTCGTATACAACGTTTCCATATTCGACAGCACAGTCTGCGAAGCCGTGATTTCATAAGCAATGTCTGCTGCTAGACGCAGCGCAAAGGTTTCAGCGAACAGCGCATCAAATAGCGTTGGGTCTTCGACCTCACTTACATAAACAATGTTAAGGGGCGCCGCTGCGTTAGAGACGATCTTGCGGCCTTCAATGATCCAGTTTTCGGTGGTGTCTACTTCGACAACGCGAAGACAATCAGACGGCCATGTAAAAGCATTTGTATATTCATAGACGGGTGCCGTTGTGTCTGCTGCCAATGCGACACGCTTAACGGCAAAGTTCCACGGGTGGCCACGCAACACTTGATTGCGGGATTGTTCGTACATCCGGTTGCACGCGCGGGCCTCTTTCGTATCGTCGGCCAGCGACGTTATCGGCTGCGCTCCTAATAGTGTTAGGGCGCGGTTGGATATGGATACGAATGTGTTGGTAGCCATGTTTTAATCCTAAAAGAAAAGGGGCGGCTTGCGCCGCCCCAATCCGTTACGAAACGCAGTAGTGAATGATGAACGAAAGATCTCCTTCCGTTCCACCGGCTGCGGCCATCGTTATCGCAATGTAATAGTAACCTCCGGGGTCTGTACTTGCCCCAGCGATTTCATACATTTTTTTGCCAACGGTGTTGATGTTAGATGCTTCGTGGCGAACGTCTGCCATAGCACCCGCATCCGCAACCGTTGTTGCAAAGATGTCTTCGTCAACAACAACACCGGCTGTGGTGTAGATGCCAACATTGAAAGTGTTACTGCCACCAAGCGTGTCTGAACCTACGAAAATGTGTGGAACAGTTGCATTACTTGGAATTGGAGCAAGCATGAGAATATCATTATCATCACTGTCTCCAGCAGCTACGACGACGGTTCCTTGAGCTACACGCATAACGCCATGTAGGTTAGAAACATCATTCATCGCGGGAGGGCTGGCTTCGAAGTTCGTAACCAGCGTTGAGTTAGCTGTACCCATTAATCAATCCTCCTTAGCTCGGATCGCATTCGATGTAGCCAACCAACTCTTCCTGCATCCTCGTCGCGCCTATTGCCATAGAAGCGAAGACTTGCTGGGAGTAGTTTTTGTCGGCACGTTCGCTCACGCGAACTTGTACATCTTGGCCAACGGCCAGAACGATACCGGGTTTCGCGTAGAACAACACCTTGTCGTCGGCGTTAGCATCTACACTAATACGTTGAGTTCGTATGAAGGAAAAACCCAAAAAAGTTGAAAGCTCTCCTTGAACTAACGCTTTGACCGTGTTGAAATCTGACGATGTAACAGCGGTTTCGGCCAACAGATTTTTAAGCTGTTTGGCGTTAACGACACAGTAACGCTCGATCTCAGGATCAATGTCAGATGAGTCCAAGACTTCCTTGGCTGCACGTAATTTAGCTACGTTCAGGCCAACGTCGGCAGAACTTCCACCAACTTGCACGTCTACCGTATTG